TGACGGCAAAGTCCTTAAAGCATTTATGAAAGACGATATGTTCTTTCGTGGCATTAGGGGGCCGGTAGGTTCTGGCAAGTCGGTTGCTTGCTGCGTTGAAGTTTTCCGCCGTGCATTACAACAGAAGCCAAACAAGGATGGTATTCGGCGCAGCCGGTGGGCAATCATCCGAAACACCAACCCACAGCTTAGAACAACGACAATCAAGACTTGGCTTGACTGGTTCCCAGAGGATCAGTGGGGCAAGTTTATGTGGTCAGTGCCATACACGCACATCATTAAACAAGCAGATCTTGAACTTGAGGTTATCTTCTTGGCTCTTGATCGCCCAGAAGATGTGAAGAAACTACTGTCATTGGAACTTACTGGCATTTGGATCAACGAGGCCAGAGAAGTGCCGAAGTCTATTATTGATGCCTGTACCATGCGCGTGGGTCGCTTCCCTTCCATGCGTGATGGGGGGCCATCGTGGTCAGGGGTGATTGCCGATACAAACGCGCCAGAGGAAGATCACTGGTGGCCCATTATGTCTGGCGAGGTACCTGTCCCTGACCACATCCCTCACGATCAAGCGCGTATGCTGGTCAAGCCAGACAACTGGAACTTCTATGTGCAGCCGTCTGGCATGAAGGAAGCGTTAGATAAGAATGGCAATGTCTTGGACTATGCCAAGAATACTGGCGCTGAGAACGCCAAGAACATGCTCGAAAGTTATTACCCGAATCTAATCAGAGGTAAAACAAAGTCATGGATTGATGTGTATGTGATGAACCGTCTTGGCACTATCCAAGAAGGCAAACCTGTCTATCCGATGTTCAATGCTGAAACTCACATTGCAACAGAAGAGATACCGATTGCTGATGGCATACCGTTGTATATTGGCATTGACTTTGGTCTTACACCGGCTGCTGTGTTTGGTCAGAAGGTGCGCGGCAGGTGGCTAATTCAATCTGAGATTGTAGCGATTGACATGGGGATTGTGCGTTTTGCTGAGATGCTGCGCCAAGAAATCGCTACCCGCTTTAGCAATCTTGATGTGCATATTTTTGGTGATCCTGCGGGTGACTTTCGTGCGCAAACTGATGAAAGCACACCGTTCCAGATCTTGCGCGGTGCTGGTCTACGCGCACAGCCTACACACAGCAACTCGGTAGATCTGCGCCTTGAATCTGTATCGAGCAACTTGAATAAGATGGTAGATGGCAGACCAGCGTTTTTAATTGATCGCCGTTGTCCTACACTCATCAAGGGTTTTGAGGGTGGCTATAGCTACAAGCGTTTGCAGGTATCTGGTGAAAGGTTTGATGACAAGCCAGAAAAAAACATGTACTCGCACATACATGATGCTTTGCAATATTTGATGTTGGGTGCTGGTGAAGGGCGTCAGCTTATCTCTGGTCAAAAGCCATTGAGGGCGTTTAATGCTAAAAAAGAATACGATGTCTTTGCTCGTAAAGCCAAGAAGCCAAAACGCAGCGGCTTGTGGGCAAGGATGTAAGATGATACAGGTTAATAAAGGAGACTGATATGTGCATTGGTGGCAGCGGCCCAAGTGGCCCAGCAGTTGATCCTGCTGCTGAAGCTGAAAGAGAAGAAAGGCAACGTACTGCCCTTGCAGAAAGAAGGCAGCGTAAAGCTGATGTGCTTGCTCAATCTGTAGAAGCTACTACGCGAGGTTCTGGACGCCGTTCTTTAATTACTGGTTCTGGCGGTGGCATGGGCTATTTCAATGAGTATGACAGATGATTGTAAATACTGACGTCGGACAAGCCACATACAGCAACGATAAACTTGCTGGCATGTACATGAAGAAATACGAAAAGGCAAAGTCTCTGCGAGAGAACTTTGTCGACTTATTTGAAGAGTGCTATGAGTATGCGCTGCCACAAAGGGAGTCGTTTTACTATGAGTCAGTTGGTCAACGTCGAGATGATAAGATCTTTGATGAGACAGCCGTTGTTGGCGTTCAAGAGTTTGCGTCACGCTTGCAGCAGGGTCTGGTTCCGAACTTTGCACGATGGGCAGACTTTCGTGCAGGGTCTGAAGTCCCGAATGAGTCGCGTGAAGGCGTCGATAATGAACTTGATGAAGTAACTGAGTATGTCTTTGAGGTAATACAGAACAGCAACTTTGGGCAAGAAGTGCATGAGTCATTCCTTGATCTAGCTGTTGGTACTGGTGTTTTGTCTGTATCTGAAGGCGATGCAATCAATCCGATTGTGTTTTCTGCTGTGCCATTACCGCATGTAGTGTTGGATACTGGCCCAGATGATCGCATCGATCATGTGTATCGTGAGCGTCAGGTACGCGCATCTGATGTTCCATTGATGTATAAAAATGCAAAGATTGGAAGCAAGTTACAGAATAAGATCAGAACAGCACCCGATGACAAGGTTAAGATCCTTGAAGTTGTGTGTAAGGATTACACAGTAAAGAACGATGAAGCCTATCTGTTTTACGCTATTGATTGCACAAACAAGGAAGTAGTCAGAGAGGAGAAGTATCGTGGTGTGGGGTCAAATCCTTTTATATGCTTCCGTTGGTCGAAGTGCAGTGGCGAGGTCTATGGGCGAGGTCCACTCATCAATGCGCTTAGTGCCATTAAAACTACGAATCTCACTATTGAGCTTATACTTGAGAACGCGCAAATGGCTATCTCAGGTATCTACCAGATGGAAGATGACGGAGTAGTTAACCCTGACACTATTAGTCTTGTTCCGGGTACGGTCATCCCAAAGGCTGCTGGTTCTCGTGGCTTGGAACCAATCCGCGCTGCTGGTTCGTTTGACGTAGCTAACCTTGTGTTATCTGATATGAGGCTGAATATTAAGAGAGCCTTGTACAATGACATGCTTGGTAATCCTGATAGAACCCCAGCTTCTGCAACAGAAGTTGCAGAGCGTATGGCCGACTTGTCGCGTCGTATTGGTTCTGCTTTTGGGCGACTCCAAGCAGAGTTGGTACAACCTGTTCTTCAGCGTGTAGTGTACATCTTGAAGAAACAGGGGCGTATTGAACTGCCCACTATTAATGGCAGGGAAGTAAAAGTTCGCTCTGTATCACCGCTTGCACAGGCACAGGCGAACCAAGACATTACATCTGTGGCACGTTGGCTTGAGTTGGTTCAAGCAACCTTTGGCCCACAGGTGGTGCAGATTCTGATCGACTCAGAAGAAACAGCAGCATACTTGGGCAAGAAGTTCGGTGTGCCAGATTCATTGATCCGCGACCTTGAGGAACGCAGACAGCTTGTGGCCTTGGCACAACAGTATGCACAGACTCAACAGGGAGCAATGGGTGGCGCAGAACAATTACCTCAGTCTTGATGGCTATCAACGTAGTCGTCCAGATGATGAGAAGATAAGTATCAATATAGCTTCTTTGTTCAAAGATGAACTTGGCAAGGATGTATTGAAGTATCTTCGTTCAATTACAATAGAAGCAGTAAATGGCGCAGCAGTTACTGATGCGGAGTTGCGTCATATGGAAGGGCAGCGATATGTTGTTGGCCTTATAGAGTCGCGCATCCGGCATGGTCAAAAGGTGAAATCAAATGAATGAAGTTGAAGCAGAAGATTCCGGTATTGTAACCGAGGGTGGCAATCCGATGCTTGAGCCAGAAGCGGCACCTGATCCGCTTGCTGCTCTGCCTGAGAAGTTTAAATCTCTTGAAGATATGGTTGAGTCTTACTCAAATCTTGAAAGCAAGATCGGGGCTAAAGAAGAAGCATTTCGCGATCAGTTTATGAAAGAAATGGAAGAGCAAGCCTATGCAAATAGGCCAGCCGATGTTGGCGATTATGTATTGCCTGACAGCATTGATGATGAAATGGCAACGGACAATCCGTTGTTGCAATGGTGGGCAAAGACTGCATTTGAAAATGGTTACAGTCAGGATGAGTTTGCTGAAGGCATTGATATGTATGCACAAGCAATTAATGCTGATGTTCCTGACTTTGATGCAGAGCTTGCAAAGCTAGGCGATAATGCCAACGCAAGGACTGAAGCAGCTAGTTTGTTTGCCAATCAGTTCTTTCCAGATGAAATGCTTGGTGCTGTAGAGCGTATGTGCGAAACGGCAGAAGGCATTATGGTACTTGAACATGTGATGGAAGCCATGCGAGAAGGAGGCCCATCTAACGGTGCGGTTGAAGTTTCACGTGAAACAGAAGCTGACCTAAGACAAAAGATGCTTGATCCACGCTATCATGATCCAGCGCGTAGAGATCCGACTTTTGTAAAAGAAGTTGATGATGGCTTTAGACGCATCTTCTCAAATGGCTAATGAAGCCATACGAGTTGGTAGGCTCTCGTTAATAAAAAGCCTACCCGAACATGCCGAGCGTGTTGCTGATAACATGCGCAAAGCGGATGTCAGGGAGTGTTATATACACAACCTGACTCCGCTAGAGGCACTTACTGAGCCGATGGTTATACACGGTGCAATTACCTACACACTCAGACTTGATGATACGCCTATCGGAATGTGCGGAAGTGTGCCTATAGACAACAACCAAGGACGCATTTGGTTGCTTGGTACTAATGCAATCAATTATAACTTTCGTCCATTTCTTAGGGGATGTCGCCCAACCATAGAACTGCTTCAAGGCGATTATCACAGCATAGAAAACTTCGTTCCTGCCGACCATCATGACACGATCATGTGGTTGAGTTGGTGCGGGTTTACGTTTGATGAAAGCATGTATGAAATAAACAGTCATACTTTCATGCGATTTGAGCGTTGCGTTGTAGATAAGAATGATGTTATTGGTGAATTAAGTCGGCCTGTAATGCACTGAGCGACCCGTAAGGACAATCGCGTTGAGGATGCCAAACAGATAACCGTGAACGTGAAAACAATCTTACGAGGACTGTAAAATGGCGAACACTATTGATGTCGCATTTATTAAGCAGTTTGAGTCTGAGGTTCACATGGCTTATCAGCGTATGGGTTCCAAACTGCGGAACACTGTGCGCATGGCAAACAATGTGACTGGCTCGACTGTTCGATTCCAAAAGATCGGTGCTGGCTCGGCCTCCACCAAGTCACGCAACGGAAACGTCACTCCTATGGAGCTTGTACACACACAAGTAGAAGCGACTATGGAAGACTTTTACGCTGCTGAGTACATCGACAAGCTAGATGAACTCAAGGTAAACATTAACGAGCGTCAGGCTGTTGCTCAATCTGCTGCTGCTGCTCTTGGTCGTAAGACTGACGAGCTTCTTTACACAGCAATGGATGCAGGGGCTAACTCAACTCAGATCCATGATACTGGCTCGGCTCTTGCTCTTGCCGATATCCTGTCTCTGTTTGAGACGTTTGGCACTGCAAATATTCCTGAGGATGGTGGCCGTTATCTGGCTATGCACCCGAAGGGTTATGCAGATCTGTTTACTATTACTGAGTTTGCATCGTCTGACTTTGTTGGTGAGCAGAACCTGCCGTTTGCTGGTGGCATGACCATGAAAGAGTTCATGGGCTTTAAGGTGTTCTCTACCTCGGCTATTACCGCTGGTAAGAACATGGCCTACCACACATCGGCTGTTGGTCTTGGCATCAACTCTGATGTCTCGACTGAGATTAACTATGTACCAGAAAAAGTATCACACCTTGCAACATCGATGATGTCGATGGGTGCAAAAGTTATCGATGATAACGGTGTGTACGAAGTTCTGGACAACAACTAAGAGGAGGACTGATAAATGGCTTATGCAGCATCTGGTCTTACTCGCATGGCAGGCGGCGGTGGTCATAGTCTTTGGTTCTATGATTCCACTGATGCCCTGACTGCTGTTCGTGTGTCAGGATATTTCAATGATGCAGCTAACATGTTGAATGTTGGTGATGTCATCTTTGTGTATGACAGCGATGCCCCAACAATGGGTATCTCTGTTGTTCTATCTAACACAGGTTCTGTTGTTGATATTGCTGACGGTACAGCATTGACTGTTAGTGACAGCGACTAATGGGGAGAGGGGGCTTCGGCCCCCTCTACTAATATGGCAGTTAGCAGCACCGCAGCAAATTCAGCAGTTGATATCTGCGCAAGGGCATTGATCTTAATTGGCGCAGAGCCAATTACATCATTTGATGATGGAACCACAGAGGCGCTTGTCTCTGTGAATATGTATGAAGATGTTGCTAGAGCATCTTTGGTTAATGCACGTTGGCGGTTCACTACAAATCAAGCAGTCTTAAATAGGCTGACTGATGAGCCAACTGGCAGATATGATAATGCTTATCAACAAGCAACTGGCACATTAATGGTGCATGCAATTACCGTGAATGATAATCCTATTGAGTATCAAATATACGGTGACAAGATTTATGCAAACACATCTACAAGCGATGTGTTGATTGCAGATTTTACATACAGGGCAAATGAACAAGATTGGCCCTCGTACTTCACGATTGCTGTTGAGTATGCTTTGGCAACCTTGTTTGCTACATCTATTGCACGAGACTCAGGTCTTGCTGCCTTAATGCAAGATGCTGCAACAAAGGCAATGGCAAAGGCTCGTAGCTTGGATGCACAGCAGCAGACCACGCGCAAGCTGGTAACGTCGAGGTTTATTACTGACAGGCGAAGTTAATGGCAAGAGTCCGCGTACCGATTAGTAACTTTCAGTATGGTGAGATCAGCCCATCGCTTGTTTCGAGAACTGACACCCCGCTCTACAACAACTCTGCAAAGAAAGTAGAGAACTTCTTTCTGCGCAATGAGGGTGGGCTGCTCAAACGGTTTGGCACCAAGCGCATATATGAGTTTGATACTACGGTAGATTCCTCCGCTACCCAGCAACTCAGGCTGGTGCCATTCATATTCTCTGATGATGAGCGATATATTGTCAGTCTTGAAAGTGCCAAGATTCGCGTATTTCAAATTAATCCAACAACTGGTGCAGTGTCTTTAATCCAAACACTCACACAGGATGTAGACACTAACGCTATACCTTTTACCAATGCTAAGTTGCCAGAGTTAACATATGCTCAAGCTGGCGATGTTATGTTTATTGCACACCAGACATTTATGGTGCGCAAGCTGGTGCGCACTAGCCTTACAACATTCCAACTTGAAGTAATGACATTTAATGAAAGTGCAGATGGATTTAGAATAAACCAGCCATATTATTCTTTCCAAGCAACTGGCATGACACTTAACCCATCCGCTACAAGCGGTAATGGAATTACAGTAACAACAAGTGCCAATTATTTTGATATCACTGGGAGTCAATCAGGCGGCAACTATCCTAGTTCTAAGCATATTGGCTCTGTTCTTCGTTATCATGACAATGAAATAACAATCACATCTGTGCAATCAGCCACACAAGCGACTGGTAATGTACAAGGCGAGTTACTCGTAAACCTTGATAATGATGCTATTGAGACCATAGATGGCAGTGCCAATATACACATAACGTTTGTAAATCATGGTTTATCTGTAAATGACTCTATAACAATATCTGCTGCTGGCGGTGTTGGTGGAATAACAGCAAGTAATATAAATGGCACCAGAACCGTAAGTGAAATTATTAATGAGAATGAGTTTGTTGTGGCTGCTGGTGGCTCAGCTACATCATCAACAATAGGTGGTGGTTCGCCAAAAATTTCTACACATGCCGCGTCTACAGAGTGGGGTGAGCAATCTTATAGTGAACTACGCGGCTATCCCGGTGCAGTTACTTTTCATGAGAACAGACTATGGCTGGGTGGCACAATAGCCCAGCCTGATGGCATATGGGCAAGCAAGTCTGCTGATTACTTTAACTTTGACATTGGCGATGCAGAAGATAATGACGCACTTGACCTGACCGCTTCTATTGGTGAGATCAATACAATAAGGCATCTGGTGTCTAATCGTGACTTACAGATCTTTACAACTACATCAGAGATGTATGTTCCGTCATTTACTGAAAAGCCGATTACTCCGACTAACGCACAGGTGCGTAGGCAAACATCGTATGGGGCTAACTTTGTTCGTCCTGACTCATTTGATGGCGCTACAATTTATGTGCAAAAGACTGGCTCTGTTGTACGCGAATATATATTTTCCGATTCTGAAGCGGCTTATGTATCTACCGGCATTTCGATTCTATCGCCTCATTTAATTAGCAGCCCTGTGCAAATGTGCATATTGCGTGGTGCTATTAATCGTCCTGAGTCTTATGCGTTTGTTCTAAACGATGATGGCACACTTGCTGTATTTACATCTAACAGGGCAGAACAACGTGCTGGATGGACACAGTGGACTACAACAGGCAAGTTTCATTCTGTATGCACAGTAGATGACCGAGTGTTTTGTATTGGCACTTATGATACTGGTGCTGGCACATCAAAGCATATTCTTATGGAGTTTGACTCCACATTAAACATGGACTTTTCTAATACATTTAGCGGCACTGCTGGTGTGTTTAATGTTTCTAGTCACTTTGCTAATGGCGCAAAGGTAAAGGTTGTAAGCGGCAACGATTACTTGGGTGAGTTTACAGTAGCTAGTGGCAATGTGGATGTATCTGCTGTGCAAGAAATAACATCAGCGGAGATTGGCTTTGGCTTTAACGTTGAGGCTGAGACATTGCCTATTGATGCACAGATTGCTGGCGGGCCACTAACAGGTGAGCCTCGCTCTGTGAACAGGGTTGTAGTAGACCTGTTGAATACTTTGTCTGTGTCAATAAATGAAAAGAGGCTTGTCATTCGCACTGTTACTGATGACTTTAGTCAGGCGCGTGTGCCTGTTACTGGCAAGAAAGAGTTTCGTTTGCTTGGATACAGCAAAGATCCAACAGTTAAGATTACACAAACTGCGCCGGTGTCACTGCAAGTGAATGGCATTGTTGCGGAGGTATCGTTCTAATGGCCCCAAGTTTTATGGCAGTGCAGACTATTGGCACAGTTCTTAGTGTTGTCTCAGCTATTCAGTCTGGAAGGGCTAGAAGGGCTGAAGCAGAGTTCAACAGAAAGCAGCTTGAGTTTAAAGCCAAGATGCAAAAGTTGGAAGCTACTGAAAAAGCTAACTTACGTTTGCGTGATTTTGATTCTGCTCAAGCATCAAACCTTGCTTTTGCTGCATTTATTGGTAGAGATCCCGGCGATAGATCTATGAAAGCATTTTTAGATCGACAAGAAGAAATTGCTTATCAAGATGTCCAAGCTCTTGAATCTGGTGCTTTGATTGAGTCATCTCAAACTAGACGCCTTGCAGCAATGGAAGGTGTGCGTGGACGCAATGCCATTGTTGAATCTTACTTTAATGCAGCTAGTGCAATAACAACTGGCTTGTATCGCTATCATGTTTACAAAACGGATGAAACGTAATGGCAGTAATTAAACAACGGCGTCAGTTTCTTCCGCAAAGCATTGGCGTGGTTCGTGCTAACACTGGCGCTGCTGAAGTCGCCCGTAGTGTTGGCGGTCTTGCTGATGCAATGATCGAAACATCATTTGATGAACTTAAAAAGCAAGCGCGTGATCGTGGCATTGAAGTGGCACAAGCTGCGTCTATAGCAGATCTTCGCGCAATTAATCCTGTCACTGGTGAGCCGGAAGCATTTGTTGTTCCGTCTGGATTTGGGCGTGAGGCTGCTGATGCTTATGAAGAACTTATTGAGCGTCGTTATATTGCTCAGACGGAGCAAGATTTTAAGATTAAGGCTCGTGAACTTGCTATTGAACTTGAGAATGATCCTAATGCTGTTGCTAAGTTTAGTAGCCAGTTTGGCACATTTGTTGAAGAGTCTGCTGCAAATGCTTCGCCTAAGTTTGAAAACATTATTAGCAATATTGGCAGTGCCCTTCTTGCATCAAACAAACTAAGTCTTCAGCAAGAGGCTAACAGAAGAGAGCGTCAAAATCTTGCAGATCAACTTGGATTAGATATTAGTGACGCAGGAAGAGCACTTAGCACTCTTACTGGCTCAGTAAATTACAAGTCTGGTTCTTCATCTTATGTTGATGCTGGCTTGCTGCTTGATGAAAAATTAAAAGAAATAGATCTTGCAGTTAAAAGCAATGTTATCAGTGAACCCAAAGCAGAAGAGTTGCGGCGTGTTCTTACGCAATCAATGTATGCTGGATCTGCACAACGTATTGTTGCAAAGATTAATGACCTTGAAAATGCTGACTCTCAAACTGTTAATGACATTCGTATAGCTATTCAATCTGGGAATCTTGATGGTGTGCCAGAAGAGCTTCGTCCTGAGATTGAAAACATTATTAACGATGAACAGTTCTATCTTTATAAAGATGACTTCAATAGCAAGCTAACTACATTTCAAGCCGCCCTTAATCAAAGAGAGGTTGCTGCAAAACAAGCTCAAACTGAGTTTGAAAGAGATGAAGCAAAAGCAAAAGAGCTAGCAAAGTTTGAAGCAACTGCTGGCATTAGTGGGATTCGTCAAACTGCTGATGACGAAATACTTGACCTGATTGACAGTGGAGATTTGTCTGGTGCTGTAGCGAGGCTAAATGCCTTTAAATCTGCTCTTGATGAAAAGGGCGACTTGATTACAGAAACCTTGAGAACCAATTCTTTCCAAGCAAGTCGTCAGCTTCTTATCAATCGTCTTATTAATAAAGCTAATCAACTTACCAATACAGCAGAAATGAAAGAGTTCACTGACTATGTTGTGAACGAAGGACGCATTGCTGCTGACATGAGCAATGAAGTTAAGGAGTTAGCTGATACTATTGTAGAAGTTGCTGATTATGCTTTTGACCGTGGGGTTATTGAACGTGATTCAGAAGACTTTGTAAGCGACAAAGCTGCTGTTGATAGTGCTAATGCTGAGTCTTCATCAATCATAGAAGCGCGAGAAGATATTGCTAACGAGATTGGTAACCCAAAAAGCAGCAAACACAGAAAAGTTATAGAAAATGATATACTTGATGTTTACGCGCCGGGGCAAAGTGCAGTTTGGTTTTTAACAGAAGATGGTCTTGTCTCTAGTGGAGAGTGGTCAAAGGATGTTGTTAAAGCAGGTGTGTTGCCTGACTTTCTGGTAGAGACTGTTAGAACTTTAATTGATGGTCAGATTGATCCAAAACGTGCCCCTATTGCTGCTCAATATTATGCAATGTTTGGAAACATTCGTCAGGCCGGTTCATCAAAAGAAATAAACATGTTTAACTATGCTGGTTTCAATGAGGAGGAAATCGGTTTGCTTGAGGGTGCCCTTTATGGTGCCTCTATGCTTGAGGGTGGATTTGCAGAAAACTTTGCAACTGTTTTAGCTGATTTGCGTAGCAAAAGGGATAATCCAGCAGTGTTTGAAGCGCAAAAAGCAAGATTTCTTGGGGACCAAACGCTAAATGAATTTATTGGTGAAGTAACTACAGATCGTGGCTTCTTTGGTGATCCCAATGCAAACGCTGCATTAGAAATGAGGGGTTTTGTCGAGTATCAAATTGCTGCTGGCAAATCCAGGGAAATGGTTGAAGAAGATCTAAAGCGATACTTTGATCAAAGCTATTTTCCTTTGCAGGGCGTTGTGATTGACCCTGCTTTTCAAGAAGCTAACAGATCTAGGCAAGCATTGGGTGCAAGGTTTGGCAACAAGGTGCCAGCAGTAGTGGGCGTGATGAATGACATGCTTGCTGAAATGGGTGTTAATGATGCAAGATTTTTGTTGGACAGCATTGGTAGGGGGCAACGTGGTGATCGTAGTAGACGACGCCAAGGTATTGAGCCAGAACAAGCTCCAACGGATATTGATATTGAAATGCGTTTGATGCCATTGCCTTTTGCTGGCGGCGCAAAAACGGAAGATGTGCGATATATGGCTATGTACATAGATAACAATGGAGATGTTGTGCCATATGTTCGACAAACAGAAGATGGGCCAGAGTTTATATACTTTAGTCTTGATGATATTGAGCGTCGTTTTAGGCAGAGCAGATAATGCCAACCATTGATCCATTTTCCGGCAACAGCATCCTCTACAGGGGAGCAACAACTCAGCTTCAAAAAGATGATCCAAACTTTTTTGATGTTGTTGGTGCATCTGTTGGCTATCAGTATGATCCAATCATTGAATACATTAGCAATGCTGTTAAGTTTCGCGGCGAAGAAGATCCTGCCTACAGGCCATTAGAAGACATTGAAGGCTACGAAGCATACCGTGATGATCTTATGGATGCTAAAAATGCCGAACATATGGTTGAGTTAAAACGAGCGATTGATGAAAATCTTGAGCGTCGTGAAATATTGGCTAAAGCTACTTTTGGTCAACATTTCTTTGCTGGCCTTGCTGATCCTATTAATCTGGTCGCACTTCCATTTGGCGGTATCGGGTTGGGTGTTGCGCGTTCTTTTTTAAGAACTGGTGCTTCTGTTGCCGCCTTACAAACTTTGCAAGAAGCTGGTCGCGCACCATTTGATCCTGTTGGCACACCGCAAGAAGTAGCTATTAATATTGGTTCTGCTTTTGTGGCTGGCGGGTTGCTTGGTGGAGCATTGTCTGTACCTGCATCTCGTCGTGCTGCTGCTTTTCAAAAAACAAAAGATGCTCTTGGCACAGATCATGCTGCCCTTCGTGCTGACCCTGATGTAAACAAAAACTTGCCAGCACCTACAAGTGAGCGGCCTCTTTCTCAGGTAGAGAACTACGAACTCGACGCGGTAACAAGCACGGCACCACGCGTAATCAATAAACTAGAAGAAAGTCTTGATGAGGCTACAAAGCTCTTAGACGAGCGTAGAGCGGCCTTCGATGCTGCCAAGACACCAGATGACCTACGAGCAACAAAAGACGCCTTAGACGACGCTGAAGAGGCAGTAAACACACTTTCAGCAGACATAAAGACTCGTAAAGATGAATACAATATGTTTAAGCGTGAGTCAGACTTGCGTCAGGCAGATCAATCAGTGATTGATGGAATGGATAATCCATATGGTTTGCCTAAGAATCTTTGGACTGACAGCCCGTTTTATAAGTTTGTATCGACTCCAATGAAACGCACATTGCAGGACATAAAAATACCTGACAATGCCAAGAAAGTTATACTTGGCATTGCTGGTGATAGTGGCATCTTGATTAATATGAATAGGCTTGGCTTGCGCGTTGGCCCTTCTGTGTATCAAAGAGCATCGATGCGTGATGGTGAGTGGGTGCAGGTTTATGATGAGTTGCGCAACATCTATGCTGCTGAGTTTGGTAAAGGCAAGCAAACTATTCTTGATTACGATGTTGGTGGCGTAACGCAGAAGCTAGCTGAGAAGGCCAAGATCCAGCCAAAGAATGTATCGTTTCAAGAATACATGACAGAGATTAACAAGAAGCGTATGCGCGGTGAGGCAGCGGCAACAGATGCTGAGTCTCGCGCCATGAAGCAGCTTGATGATTTCTACGAGACTTGGGAAAAACGCCTTAATCAGACTGGTCTTATTGGCAACATGCCATTCTATAAAAATAAGTCAGTTTTGCTTGAAGGTGACATTGCTAAAAGACAAGCCATTGTCGATGACTTAAAAGCAAAAACAAAACGCACTGATGCAGAAGAGCGGCGTCTTTCACATAATCAACGTATGTTGTCTCGTCTAAAAGATCAAAAAGAAGACATTGATTTGCAAATACAAGCAATGAGTGATTTTCCAATGGACGGAAAATACTCAGAAAAGTTTCACCCACGTTATTGGTTGCAAGACGAAATTAGATCTCGCCGTGGAGAGTTTGCAAACATACTGCTTGAGTGGTACACAAAAAATCCTTATGTGTTTGTTTTTAACAAAAAAACAGGCAAATATGCGCGTGTTAGAACAGATCCAAATGAAGCTGCAAAACGTGTAGATGAGACAATAGATAAGATTCTTGGTCTTGATGATGTAAGCGCAGAGTCTAATGCGTTCTATGGTTATGGTCGCTCTAAGCACTTCCGGCACCGTGATGTAGACATTCCTAACGAACTTGTACTGGATTTTATTGAGACCAATCCTGTTGCTGTGATGAAAGCATACACAGCAAAGGTTGCACCTCAGTTTGAGTTTCAAACAAAGTTTGGCAAAAACATTGACGATTTGCTGGATGATGTAGAAGACGAAATGCTTGCTGCTGGTGTTGGTCAGTTGCGCATTAATAAAACTATGCGCGACATTAGGCATTTGAATGATCGTGTGAATGGTCAGATTATTCGCAATCCTGATGCAATGAATTACAAGACTTCTATTATCTTAAAAGATCTAGCAATGCTTAATTATCTCGGTTCTGCTGGGTTTGCTACATTGCCTGACTTTGCCAAAGTTATGATGGAACACGAAATGGGTACCGTGTTCAAAAGTCTTTTTGGTGTAATGAGTGACAGTCGTGTGCGCATGACAGCCGATGAAGGGCGGATTGCTGGTGAGATTATCGATATTCTTAAAGGCGATGCTCACCTAAGATTTAGCGAGAATATGATTAACAACCCATTGAATGAAGGGTTGATGTCTAAGGTTCGTAGTGGGTTCTTCCTTTTGAATGGTGTGGCTCCAATGACAACCATCTTTAAAAAGATGGATGCTATGGCGCGTGGGCATACACTTATTGACTATTCAATTAAACTAACTCGTGGCGAAGCTAGCGAGATGGAAGTTGCCTATCTTGCGCGTTACAACATTGGCAAGCAGGAAGCTGCTGAAATTGCTAATGCGCCGTGGGATAAGACTGATGGTGGTTTGTACTTGCCTAACACACGCGAGTGGACAACAGGTCGTCAGGTTCAAGCTAACTATGTCGATCTAGGCTATGACACTATCGTATTTAGATACGGTGATGAGTTTAACGTTAGTCGTATTGTAAGCGATCCTGATGAATATGCTGCTGCACGACAGCGTTTTGGCTGGAAAGATAAAGACTCTGGCATACCACTTGGCTTCCACGAATATGTGCATAACGAAAAAGGTGTTGTGTACATAGACCTTGAACAAATCTCTGAAAGGTTTGCAGCTTTAAAAGCAATGCCAGCCAAAGAAGCAAAAGAATTAATTAAAAAGAACAAAGAAAAGCTAAGTAAAATGCCTGCTGGTCAGGCCAAAAATCTCTTTGAGCAAGGGATAATGCATGCAGAGTTTCGTTTAAAACACATAGACTTATTTAAAACAGACAAAGATTTGCAAGACTTCTTTTTGCTGCATGAAATGTTTCATGGCAAGTTTAAGAAACGCAAAGGTGAACAAGACATTGATTACGAGCGTAGAATTAATAATCACGCTCTAAAAAGATTTAAAAAAGAAAAGCCTATTAAAGACAGCAAAACATCACAGGGCACAGTTGAAAATTTCCGCACTGCAATGAACAGCGGTATTGGCAACACAGTCCTTATGGGCACGCCAGCAGACAAGCCGATTGCTGTTGATGGCGTATTTTATGTGCCAATGCACATTGCCAAGCAATTTGGCATGAAACCAGATCCTAAGTTCAAGGGTTACGCTAGAATTGAAAATGGACTTTTAGGTATGCCGTTCCAATTCTTGTCATACAGTTTTGCCGCTGCAAACAAGATTACAGCTTCTATTGCACAGGGTCAGGTAAAGAATCGTGGCATAGCTATTGCTGCCGCAATGGGTCTTGGATATATGGGCATGTCAATGAAGTACAAAGATTGGCAAATGGAGCGTATGGATTTTGGTGAAAAACTTGCTAGATCCTTTGATGCTTCTGGTGTAGCTGCTTTGTATTCAGATCTATTTTATACTTCTATGGGTATAAGCATGGCTCTTGGTGGGCCTGATATTGGTATGGGCATTATTAAGCCAAAGTTTAAGCAGGAAGAAAGTCTTGTTGATGCGTTCACTGGTGTAGCTGGTGCTGGCCCATCTTATGCGGTAGATGTTGGGCGTGGCGTTATTGATTTGTTTCAAGGAAACTACGGAGAAGGTTCCGCAGAAATATTGCGCAGATTGCCCGGTGCGCAGTTGCATTTTCTAAAGGATACAACGAATGAAACAGCTAGAGCCTTCGCGGGTGGACGTTATTAAACAGAAAGAGTAGGATTGCGTCATGACAATCAACCTTGCAGATAATACACCGCGCGTATCGTATGCGGTATCACAGGGAGCAACACAGACTTCCTTTGCCGTATCGTTTGAGTTTTTTGATGATGCGGATCTCAATGTATATGTTGATGGCACACTCAAAACAATAACGACCCACTACACAGTGTCAGGTGGTGATGGATCAACCGGCACGGTAACAATGAGTGTTACAGGCGCTACTGGTGGTAGCACTGTTGTTATTACACGCGACATTGATCTCAAAAGAACTACTGATTTTCCTGCATCTGGGTCGTTTCAAATTGGCTCACTAAACACTGAGCTTGATAAGCTCATTGCTATTGCTGCTGATCTTGATGATAAGGCATCACGCGCACTACAGCTTACTGACTTTGACACAGCCGTGTCTCTAGTGCTGCCTGATGTAAACACGCGCAAGGGCAAAACTCTAGCCTTTAATGCTTCTACTGGTGCTGTTGAGGCTGGGCCAAGCACATCTGATGTGCAAACTGTGTCTGCTACAGCCGCAGACATTGCAACGCTAGCTGATATTGAAGACGGCACTGACGCTACAGATGCTATTCAAACTGTTGCAGGAATAGCTAGCAATGTAACATCTGTTGCTGCAAAAGCTTCTCTAATTACATCTGACTTTGTAGCAGATTTAAATACACTGGCTGTTACTGATGTCATCAATGACATTAATACTTTGGCAACATCTGACATTGTTAGTGATCTTAATACGCTAGCAACAAGTGATATTGTTTCTGATCTAAATACACTTGCTACATCAGATATTGTGAGTGACCTAAACACTCTTGCTACAAGCGATATTGTAAGCGACATTAACACACTTGCTACATCAGATATTGTTACTGACCTCAATCTGTTAGCTACATCAGATTTTGTTTCAGATCTAAACACAATGGCTACAACAGCCAATGTGAATAATCTTAGTGCAGTTGCTGGTAAAGTAACTGAAATTGGCAGACTTGGAACATCTGATGCTGTTGCTGATCTAGCTATTCTAGGTACATCAGATGCAGTGAGCGACATGAACGCGCTTGCAGCTATTAGCAGTGATATAACTACTGTTGCTGATAACATCAGCACAATATCTACCAAAGCAAACGCTGGTGCTAATACTGATATTACATCAATTAAAAATACTAGCCTTGCCATAGGAAGAGATGACGACAACCTTATCAAGTTTGGCACAGACAATCAGATCGTATTTGAGGTGTCTGGCGGTGACGGTGTTACATTTAAAGCTAGTGGTGAAATTGAAGCTACAAGTTTAGATATTAGCGGAGATGCTGACATTGATGGAACACTTGAAGCAGATGCTATTACTGTTAATGGCACTGCGCTAAATACGGTAATTGCTGACGAAGCCACGGCTCTTGCCATTGCGCTTGGCTAATGAGGAGTAAAAAATGGCTAACACTTTCAAGGTAATTACAAAAGCAGGGGTAACATCGCTTGATGTTATTTATACGGCAGCAAGTTCCACAACTACTGTAATTCTTGGTTTGGTTATAGGAAACACTACAGGCAGTCAGGTAACATCAACAGTAACACTAAACACTGATACTGCTGCTAGGGCTGGAGCAAACAACGAGGCCAACCAAGCTGTCGAGCTTGTGACCAACGCACCCATTCCTGCGGGTTCATCGCTTGAGTTGCTATCTGGCAACAAAGTGGTTCTAGAAACAACGGATGAAATCAAAGTGTCAGCCACAGGCGCAGTCGATGTAACACTGTCTGTAATGGAGATTACTTGATGCCATATGTTGGAGTAAAACCCGCTGGCATCACCAGCGCCACAGAAGCAGAGATTGCTGGCAACCTGACCGTTGACACTAATACACTTGTAGTTGATGCGACTAACAATAATGTGGGCGTCAACACAACCGCTGTTGCGGCTGATTTTGAGGTTGGAGCATCTGCGTCGAAAATTAACGCACTGACTGTGAAAACAGCCACAGGCTCTGGCGGCGTTGCCGGTATTTCATTTATGGCTGGGCAAACAACTGCTGGTCGTGAAAAAGCTGCAATGTTTTTCAAAGAAACAAATGGCGGCGCACATTACACAGGCGATTTGGTTTTTGCTATCGCAACCTCGTCTGGTTCAGCAGCACAAGTTGCAGCGTCTGATGAGGTGTGCCGTATTACATCTAATGGCCTCACCTTCAACGGCGACACGGCAGCAGCAAATGCGCTGGATGATTATGAGGAGGGACTTTTCACCCCGTCATTCACTAGCGACGGCACAAACCCCACAGTTTCTTACAGTTTTCAAAGGGGTTTTTACACAAAAGTAGGCAGGACAGTTTTTTTCCAAATTCAACTTGGCACTACCTCTGTGAGTGTTGGGAGTGGGAGTTTGTTTATTAGTGGCTTGCCATTTACGGCAAACGCATCACTGCAATCAAGATCAGGTCACATTGGTTTGCATTACACTTGGGCAACAAGCCCCGTTGACACAAAATGGGTTTTGTTTGCTAACGATAACAAATTGTATCTTTATCCCGGTGATAACGTAGGTAATACAATGCCGACCAGTTACCTAGATACAGGTTCAAGTAAGAACAGAATATGGATACAGGGTTTTTATGATGTTTGATAACCCCACCAGACGGTGAGGGTTGGACAGGTCGCAAGCCATGCGACGATAAACAGAAGGAGTAAACAATGGCACTAACAAAAGAGTTTGAATACGACTGTGAAGTTCGTGGGCCGTACAAGGCTGTACAGGTTCGCAAGGCAACCATCATCAAGGATGGCGACGACGAGATCAGCCGTACCTATCACCGGCACGTTCTGCATCCCCGCACCAAGTCCGGCGGTAGCTGGGGCGATACCGACATCTCTGGCGAAGATGCGTCCGTCCAAGCAGTCTGCAATGCCGTATGGACTAGCACAATCAAGTCTGCCTACGAGACATTTTCAGACAGCCAAGAAACACCATAAGGAGCCAATAGATGGCATACATCGGCAAATCACCTGACGGTACTGGCGTCCGCAGCCGGTTCTACTACACGCAAAGCAGTGGTGGTGGCACTAGCGTCAGCGGCTCTAGCGATGACGGCACGACACTCACGTTTTCTGATGGTGCTTATGTCGATGTATTTCTCAACGGCGTTTTGCTAGTTGCTGGCACTGACTACAACACCAGCACAGCCAACACCATTGCTGGCCTTGCCGCCTTGGCAAATGGCGATGTGGTCGAGGTTGTGGTCTATGACATCTTCACTGTGGCTGACACTGTATCGGCACTGAATGGCGGCACGTTTTCCAACTCAGTGACTATCGACAAAGATGGCGGCACGGCCCTAACTGTAGACCGTGCGACATCTGACGGAAACGTAGCTGAATTTCAACAAGATGGGACAACTTTAGCGCAAATCGGTGCGTTGGGTGTGAGGGGTTATTTTGCCGCTGATAACGCTGGCATTAGTCCATATCAAAACGTAATTTATCCAACAAATGGAACCGGCACGGCTGTCGATAATACTGTTGATATTGGTCATTCATCATATCGCCCCAAAGATCTGTATCTTGGCGGCAACCTGTACATCGGCGGAACCGGCAGTGCCAATGCGCTGGATGATTATGAATATGGCGTATTCGACCCAGACATTGAGGCCTCAGGCACTGCATTTACTAGTCGCACAATAGCTTCTAGGGGAGGCTATTATGAAAAAGTGGGCAACGCAGTTAGCGTTTATGTTTATTTTGAATTGAGTGCATTTACGCTTGGAAGCGCAAGTGGGGCTTTGTACATTACAGGTATGCCCTTTGCTCCTTCTACTGCAAGAGCCGGTACTGGCGGTGGCGGTGGCGTTGCTTTTCACGGTTTAAACACTGGTTCAAGTGGCACATCTCCAAACTCAACATTTAACATCATGCCTTATGTAAATTCTGCATCTAAGATTATTTTTCTTACAAGCAGAGACAGCTCAACTTGGGCTAACGTACCCATCGGTGACGTTCACATCGGAACAATCTTTGCGGTGTGGTGTCAGGTAAATTACTACACAGCGTAACCCACGGAGCATTTTATGAGCAGAGCAAGAGATTTCGCAGACCTCGCCGGTTCGGCAGATGCTGGTGGACTGACAGGCAGGAATCTTGTCATCAACGGTTCGTTTGCTGTCTCGCAGAGGGCCACCTCGGTGACAGGGGTGACAGGAGATGGATATCAGGCCGTTGACCGTTGGAAGACGGCAATTAGTTCTGCTGGCGCATTTACGGTTTCACAAGCAGCAGACGGTCCCGCTGGGTTTTCTACTTGCCACAAGTTTGATTGCACTACTGCAAAATCTTCTCTTGATGCTGGCAATTATATTCTGTTTTTCCAGACGATAGAGGCACGGAACTTACAATCATTAGGCTTTGGGGCATCAGGGGCAAAACAGATCACGCTGTCGTTCTATGTCAAATCAAATAAGACAGGAACATACATTGCTGAATTGGCTTTGGGTGATGCCACCAACGCATCAAATAATTCACAAGCCTACACAATCAATAGTGCGAATACGTGGGAACGTAAAACACTAACCTATGCCGCCCAGACAGTTGATGTTATCAACAATGACAGCGGCGAGGGTATGAATATATTTTTCTGGCTTGGGGCTGGAAGCCAGTGGAGTGGCGGCACACTGAACCCGAATGTGTGGGCAAACACAGCGGCAGCAAACCGTGCGGCGGGTCAGGTAAACCTTGCAGATAGCACATCCAATGAGTGGTCAATTACTGGAGTGCAGCTTGAACTTGGCGACAAGACCACCCCGTTTGAACACCGCAGCTTTGGCGAGGAACTAGCGTTGTGTCAGAGGTATTTTTGGCGCATAAGCGGGTACGACAGTGCTGGAGTACAGTATCCTGCCGGAGCAAATGTTGCATTTTCAACAAGTGCCGCAGCACTTACGGTTATTTATCCTGTTCCAATGAGGGCAAAGCCTTCATTTACTGCTGACGCTAATACAATCTGTACAGGTGTTGCTTGCTACAATGCAACAGGTCAAACTCTTTTGAGTACAACTGTACTTGCTGCTTTGATACAAATTAATACTGCTGCATCTAGTTTTGACCCAGAAGAAACTAATTTTTCTTACTTTATGGGGCAGAATAGTAATGCATTTATCGCTTTTGATGCGGAGTTATAGATATGATTGAAATGAACATTACATCTGCACAGTACGTCACCAATGTAAATGACGAAAATTGCAGCATTACAGCGACTATTGATGGCGAAACAATGTCTGTACCTCTTGCATCTGGCAACCGCCACTACGACGAAATCATGCGTCAGGTCGAAGCCGGTACGTTGACAATCGCTGACGCCGAATGATGAGCAAGCCTACCGTCACCTCAGTCAAAGCCGAACTAGACACCCATGAGGCGGTCTGTGCAGAGCGTTGGAAGGAAACGATCCTGCGGATTAAGCGGATTGAGGCAATCATGATTGGCACTGCTGGCACAACAATCTTGTTACTTGTAGGGATCATAGTTAATGGATGATCCATGTGTTCTTGCTGTTTGTGTATGTAGGTGTTGGTGAGGATAAGCGGCTCACTAGCAATGATATGTATTTCCGCAGTGTTGATGACTGCGTGTACTTTGCCCAGAGACTGCACAAACAAGGCAACAACATCACTGCTTATTGTCTGCCAAAGCTGGTAGATAAAGATGTAAGGACATACTGATGCTTGCCGAACTCGCCGCAGCCAATGCCGCCTTTGCAGTTATTAAACAAGCTGTTTCCAATGGCAAGGAAATAGCTGCTGCCGGAAGTGCGATTGCTTCTTTTGTTGGTGCGAAAGAAAAGCTAGAACGCAAAGCCCAGCAGAAAGGCGGCGGCTCTGATCTTGAAGAGTTTTTGGCACTAGAAAAAATCAAAGAACAAGAAAAGCAACTTAAAGAGTTGATGATCTACACAGGCCGTCCCGGCATGTGGAATGACTGGCAGCGTTTCCAAGCAAAAGCTAGAGTAGCAAGGCGTGAAGCAGAGGTGGAAGCCGCAGCCAAACGTAAGAAAATCGTTGAAGGTACGATCATCGCGTTGTTTGTGCTGTGCTGTTTGGCTGTGCTAGGAGCATTGATTATGTTGATACTGCACCATCAAGGGAGGTTGTGATGGAAGTGACTATGGAGCGGTTCTTGGCATGGAAGATCCTGCCAAGACTTATGATGTTTATCATGACGTTCATGTATATTAGAGTCATTGAATGGGGAATGAGCCTTGACGATTTGTCTACACAGCAAAGCGCAATGATTAGCGTGGTCAGTGGCGCTATGACTGGCGCTTTTGCCGTGTGGCTTGGGAGTGAGAAGAAATGATTCAAGCGCTGATTCCAATAGTAGGTGAACTAGCTGGTGGGTGGCTAAAGGGCAAGGCTGCTGAGAAGGCAGCACAAAGCCAAGTAAAGGTTGCACGAGCCGAGGCCGAAGCCGAGGTTATGCGGGTTGCTGCTACGCATGAGGCGGGGTGGGAGCGTGTCATGGCCGAAGCCAGCAAGGATAGCTGGAAGGACGAGGCATGGACTATATTATTTATAGTGATCATTGCGATGTGTTTCATACCGCCGTTGCAGCCATATGTGGAGCGTGGCTTCACTGCGCTAGAGTCAACACCACAGTGGTTCCAGTGGGCAATGTACGCATCGATAGCGGCCAGCTTTGGACTCCGTGGTATCAAGGGGATCAAGAAGTGAACGTAGAAAAACTAATCAATGACTTGGAAGTGGATGAAGGTTGTAAGTTTGAAATCTACAACGACCATCTAGGATACCCAACATTTGGCATCGGCCATCTGATTACCGAAGATGATCCAGAACACGGCCAGCCTCTCGGCACCCCGATTTCTGGGGATCGGGTGCGAGAGGCTTTCGAGAAAGATGTAGACCGTGTGCGTATGGATTGCTTGAAGCTGTATCCAGATTTTACAAGCTTGCCTGACGATGCCCAGCTTATCATTGCAAACATGATGTTTAATATGGGGCTGCCGCGTTTGTCTAAGTTCAAGAAGATGAAGGCGGCTGTCGAGGCAGGTGATTGGGATGAGGCGGCCAATCAGATGGAGGCTTCACGCTGGTTTCGGCAGGTGCCGAATCGCGCACAGCGTTTGATTGATCGGATGCGTCTTCTCGCTGTTCCTGTGTAAGCATCTCAATGGCTGCCTGTTGAAACCGGGCAGCCATATGCATCATTTGGATTGGTGTCTGTGGCAGGGTGTGCAGCTTGCCATCTACACTTACAATGATGCCGTCGTTTCTAGGTACAATAATCATTGTTGTCTCCATAAGAAAGGCGGACAAGCCGAAGCCTGTCCGCCAGTTTGCTAGGAGGATCGGAGAACCAAAACCGACCTGCTAGAAAGGTATATCATCATCGTCCTCTTGTGAAGCAGCTTCTTGCTGTGGCTCTGGTTCTTGCTGCTGTTTCTGTTTTTCACTTACTTTGAGTGACATGAACTTGCGTCCGTCTTTTTCGCCACGCCAACCAGCAATGCGCCAGTCTTGATGCAAGCCGTCGAGTGGGCCTGAGTAGTCTGGCGCTTTGTCGTTGCCGTTCTTGTCGTTGCTGAACAAGACACCAATCTTCTGGAAGATCTCAAGGCGCTTCTCGCCTGTGTTTGTTTCGGCAGTGACAATGACAACCTGCATGTCCTCGCCCATGACGTTCAGCTTGCCATTCAGCAGCAGACGTTGTTCGGGCCAAGGCTTGCCAGCGATGCCGGAGTTTCTGTTGTCGTATTCAGCCATTGGGCTTTTCTCCTGTGATGATTTGCATAGCAGTAGAATTGTTATGCGGGTTGTCAATCTTGTATTCGGTTGGTGCGCGTCCGCGCGTTTTTACAGGCAAGCCTGCTTTGCGTATGTTCTTGATGTAGGTTCTGACTGACTCTTGTGTGTAGCCAAACTTGGCCTTAATATCGTCAACCGTCCTGTATCTGGTAAGCATGTACTGAGCCATGCCAGTCGGATACCAGTCTGATCTGCGTTGTCTGGTATCTGATACAGGCTTGTGAATTACAACTGATGGTTCCTGTTTTGGAACTGTCAGCATGTCTTCAATCATTTTGTCGATACGTGCGAGTCGATACTCGATCTTGTCGAGTCGTTTATTGATTCCTAGCATTACCATGCCTCCTCTGTTGGCTTGTCGCTCTTCTTGGCGACTTTGGTTACTTTGGGTGTAGATACACTGGCTGCATTGCCATCGTCATCCTCTGACGGAAGACCAAAGGCTGCTTGCAAGCCGTAACGCTTGGCGTATGTGATGCCGCTGCCCATCTTCTGCGGGTCTGTGTTGTCCTTGGTCAGCACAGGTGTGCGACCAGTGACACACTCACCAGACTCGTGCATCAGTATTGTGGTTACAAAGATGTGATGCTCATCGAAGTCAACAAGCTGGGTGAATGTCAGCCCAACCTTGCCAGCTTCTGCGCGGACAGTCTCAATGACTTCCTCTAGGCTGGCATACTTGGACTTGAAGAAGGGATTATCTGCACCCTTCTTAGCTGCTGCCCCACTGTCGTGGAACTTGATCAGCGCTACTGCAAGGTTCTTAGTCGTCATAGTGGTTCTCCTTTACTGCGATACGAAGTGATCCGCGCTTGTCGCGCTTGATGGTGAGGAGATCGCAGTACACCTCTCGCTCATCATCTCCTACCATTGCCTTGAGATCAGCCTTGGCAGATTCAAATAGCTGTGCATTGCCTTGTTGTTCGATGTAGTCATGGCACCGGCTGATGAACTCGTTGTCACCAGAAGCATCGCGCTTGACCATATCGTTGACAGGAATCTTGTCTTGGTTTGTCGAGGCAACATGATTGCCATACACCTCGTCAGCTTCTGCTGGTGGTGTATCATCTACAACAAGTTGCCAGAACGTTTTGAGATGCACACGCATCCGCTCAACGTAATCATCAGCACGAGACACACGCACTGACTCCCAGCGTCTATTGCCGAACAAGACTGACAGATAACAATCTGTGTAGTTTCCAATCCACATATAGAACTGGATCTGTGGCATGTACTGTTTGAGTACATTGTCGATGCTGTTGTTGTCGTAAGTATGCTTGCACTCGATTGGCGTGACGCCCTCGACAAGACCATCAAGCATCCCTTTGCATGGGATGCCATCTACATCCAGCTTGATCTCATGCTGGCTGGAATTTACTTGCTTTCCTGTCTGCTGCCGAAACCAGTTGATGTTGAACTGTTCGGTGAATGAGCCAAGTTGTACCGGCAATACATCTGATAGATCGTCAGGCTTCTTGCGTCCTGTCTTCTCTTCCCAGAGTGATATCCAGTCACCTTCCATGATGCGGCGCATGTCGCTGCCGCCGATAAATCCTATGCGGTTCATTTGGTTCTCCTTTGCATAGATAGTCTACTGCGAACTTGCAGTTAGTGCAACCTTCTTGGCTGTTAGTGCCTCCATTAGTTTGCGACGTTTCTCAACACGCCACTCAATGTGTTTGTGGAACTCGGCGTATGCCGGCCAGAAGGTGCACGACTCCCCGACCTTCTGGACGGCATACAGCACGATGTCCGCAGGATACTTTATCAACTGAGCAGTGAGTGACTTGATCCTGATTGCCTGATCTTTGGCAGTCTCTCCTGCTGGCTTCACCACAAGCGTTGCCAGCATGGTTAGCTGCTCACCTATCTGTTTGTCAGGAAGGGGCGTCAGTGAGGCTTGTACGGCGTTTAAAGCACGGTCTAGCGATGCTTCGTCAGTCACATGCACATCGTAACGTAGCAATGTGATTTGAACATCGCCATCACGAGGGAATCGTGTGCGTTCTACACTAGAAATCGTCAAGCCCGGTAATGAGTCCAGCGAAGTGACTAGATTCTTGTCTACCTCTGCCGGATCTCCGACCTCGACCAGACGAGCCACTGCTCGTTGCTGCTGTTCCCCACTCAACGGCGTTAGTACACCATTTTTTGTAGGCAAGGTGTGGTCGCTTGAATGTGTTGCCCTTTGACCTGTGGTGATCGCGGAACCTAGCGGCTTCAATGTCATGATCTATCTCCACTCCTAGCAAGTGATTCAATATTCCTTTTTGTTTTCCTGTCGGTTTCCAATCTTCTGGTAACTCGGACTTAGTTACTCGTTTCTTTTTGGTTAGTAACGGAGCAATGTCACGCTCAAACACATCACCGTCAAAGATGACAAGCGTCTTTGGTGTGCCTGCTTTGCGTTTGTAAAATGCAACGTCACGCACAACGGTGAATGGATTGGGGAAGTTTGACTTGTCCCGGTACTTTACTTCGACCACCAGTTCCAGTCGTCCGAGTTTCCAGATGATGTCGCCGGAGTATTCTCCGCCGAGTGCTCCTGATAGGGGCTGGCGTTTGGCTTGGAAGCCAAGTTCTTTGAGCCAGTCGACAAACCACCTTTCGTGGTAGTTTCCTTTGTTGCGATTCTTGTTTGCCATTGGTTCTCCTGATAGCAGTCAAGGCAGATTGTGTACCATGACGGCGGGTTGATCGATGCTACTGGACAGACAAACCAAGGTGTCACTGCACCACATGCTTCGCATGTTTGTGCTTTGCCCTGATTAAGTTTCTTTTTTGTGCGTCTGTTTTTTGCTGGCATCGGTAATGTAATCGAACACTAGTTTTGCGGTTTCGTAGCGTAACTCCCTGCCTTGATTGGCTCTGTAATAGGTTGAGTCTCGAACACCAGCTTGAAGGAACGCATCCTTGAGTGATATTCGGTGGCGTTTTGCTCTGTTTTTGAGCGTTGTCATGTAGCTTTTCATGCAGGGATAGTCCTGCATACTTGCAGTCATGTCAATCTTCTTCGACGTAGAACTCTTTGGCCCACATGATTAGCTGCTGTCGACCAGATTCGCCTTTGCGTTTGCGATGGTCGGTAAAGATCAAGCCTTTCTCTTTGAGTTGCTTGTATCTGGCAGTGATTGTGCTGTATCGATAGCCGGGAAGGATGCGCAGCACATCGTCAGATATGCATCCATTGTCTGCAAAGCTGGTGATTGCAGCTAATACAATACGCTCCATCTTACTGACATCAAGCTGCTCGGCAGCATCATGGCTGGTGCTTGGGTCGTCACGACGAGCCAACTTAAATGCTGGTGTCTCTGGAAAATCTGGCTGGTCTAGTCCCAGCTTGTCAAAAAGATCGTTCATTGATTGGTTCTCCTAGTTGCTTGTTGATAAAGATAACACAGGCATCGTGCTTGTATTCTAACCTGCGCCATTCTTGTTCGGTGTAGTGATCACGATCTTTGAGTTGTATCTCAAAGTGTGTGGCGATTGAGTCCATCAAGTAATGATACATCTCGTATCGCATTAGGTTCTCCATTCTGTTCTCCTTGCTTCCGGCCATACAGAATGTTTTCCGAGTGGTGGATTTTTAAGTACAGCTTTTCTGATGTGTACCTCGCTGCCTTGTGTAAGCCCTCCTTGATATGGCTCCTCTTGAAACCTGAGATCTATCGGGCCGTTAAACATGGTGTCAAAATCTGGGTCTATTACGAGACCGTACCAGTAATGGTATGCCATTCGTCTAACTCCATTGCAGTGTTGGCGGCATCCACTTCATCGGTGGCCCACACTTGTTGGTAGACTATGTATGATGTCATCACTTTGAGATCGTCACTATCGCAGCAGGGGCAGAAGCCCCCGCTGTCTTCGCTGTAATGTTTGAGATCATGATAGTGTTCTATGTGTGCTTCGCAATCTCGGCACTCGTAGAACTCACGGCTCAAGGTGTGGAATGTAGTCATCCAACTCCTCCATTGGGTTGGCTGCTTCCCATGCTTTGGTCGCGCGATCTATAAATTTCTTGCGATCAAAGCGTGGGTTGGTTGCAGCTAACTTGTCAGCCATGTCCTGTATTTTTGCTGGCCACGGCAAAAGTGGTGCCACATTGTCTGCAATGTATTCAAAGTGGCGTTGCTGCATAAGCGACATTACTTGACCTCCTTGATTGATGGTTCGATTGGTTCTGCAACGAATCTGTCAAGCGACTCGTGGTATTTGCTTTTGATTCCGTTGAGTGTGTACAGAGCGTGTTCTACCTCATAACGAAAGGCATCTTTGCCTGTGTCATTGATGTTGTCTCTGGCTCTGTCGAGGAGGCCAATGGCCCCCTCTACGAGTACGATGAATGGTGTTGACATACTGTCTCCTATGCAAGGTGCCAGTTGGATGGCTTGAGTGCTTTGATAAGCAGGTTCTCACGGTTGCGTCTGGCAACGTGTGGTGTGTTGGTGTCACCAGTATGCGTAGCCCAATGTGTGCAAGCGTTGTACAAAGCCCACTTGTTGCTGCCGAGTTGAACTTTTTCTTTGTTCCACTGGCGGCAAAGCTGCTCGTAACGACGCTCGTTGATCTTGATGCTTGCATCCTGTGTTGGGTAACGACACAGCTTCATCTTGAAAAACAAGAAAGCTGTTTCGTCATCGACGCTGGTTGTCATCCAGCTTTTGTACACATCTTTGTCCTGCATGAATGTCTCAAGGCCAGCTACAATCTTGGCTGTGCTGCCTTTGACATTCACATTGGTAGTATGCTTGGCCCATGTGTTAGCTACAGTCATGGCATTGGTGCAGCCATTCTTGCACCAGAGTCTGTGACCACGGCTGGTCTGTTGGAACGCCCAGCTACCATCGTAGCTGTTGTAAAACAGGATCTCGTGTTTGATGACATCGCCAACGTCAGGTTCGATGACTAGATCGTTGAACAAGAATCGACCACGCATCTTGGCTCCGCCGTCGAGTGAGTCGATTGTCAAGTCATAGTCACGGCTGATGCCTGACTCATGCACTGCATCGACCATCGCCTCAACGACAGTCATGTTGGTGATTGGCTTGTATTTTTTTCCATGAACACCCAGCACTTGATTGGTGTCAGTGCGCACGATTGCACGCGCCATATTTTCTGGCACCTCAAGATTGTCGGTGTAGATTGACGATGCGTGTAAGCTGCACATCTCAACTGGGAAATGCCACAGGTCTTCTTTGACAATAGTTCCGTCCATTTTGGTTCTCCTTGTTGGCTACTCAGCCATTGTGCGGACAATGCCGCCGATGAAGGCGACACATATGCCGCCGATAAGGCATGCGATCTGAAAGAAGAAGGCGCTATCATCCATTGGCTCTGCCATTGATGTGCCAAAAATCAGAGCGAACATGCCGATTCCGATTAGAAAATTTGATAGAAGTTTCATTTTTTCTCCTCACTGCATACTTGCAGTATAGCAGTATTTGTTGTGGTTGCAACGCAACTTATATGGCCGGGCAACCGGCGCTGGCAGCGTGGTACCGAGCATGAAAAAAGCCCCGCAGCCGAAGCTGCGAGGCTGTGTCAGCGTGTTAGGCTGACTTGGTGAAGAAGGAACCTGCATCCGCAGTGGCTGCTGCGTTCTGCTTGGCAGCGTCGACTTCATCAGGGAACATCTGCTGCTGAGCTTGCTTGAAGTATGCAAGCATCTCTTCAGCAACGTTCTGCTGATCGTTGTGCCATTCCCAGTCACGCTGCCATTGCAGAAGCTGACCGGCATCGTAAGCTGGCGCACCCTCAAGGTCGCCATGCTTGTTAGCGTTCATCTCAACGCCTTTGTCGAAGATGTCTGTCTTGACTTTCTCTTTCCTGTCAATCGACCACTCAAGGTGTTCGATGAACTTCTTTACATGATACTGTACTGATCTGTTTGTTGTTTTGTTCTGTTCAACAGCAGCAAGAGAAAAGATGTTGGTCAGGTTCTTGGCAAGTCCATTTACGTTTGATTGCTTTGACATTAGTCACTCCTTAGCAAAGAGGCGAGACAATCCCGCCTTACGAACAACCCGCAATCACAGCAGCCTCTGCAATCAAGTCAGGCTCGGCCGGCATGCCAGTTTGATCCAGCCCGCTTGCGCGGATGCGCACCGGCCCGCTTGCGCGGCAGCGCAAATAAAAGCGCGGGCCAATAAGCGCGGGCTGGGCAGCAAACTGAGCATGGGCGAGACTTGATACGCGCGACCAGCGCGGGTGCAGAAGAGGCCGCTGTGATGCGTTGGTTGTTCTTGGCGGATTGGGTCGTTTCTTTGGTTAGGAGTGCTATGTCAATGCTAGCAAACGTGGACTTGGCAAGGTTCTGCCAACAGCTTTTCTCGAAGTCTGATGTTGTTGTGGGGCATGATAATACATGAGGTATATCCCCCCTATCCTGCGCGTGTTGCAATGCGCCGCGCAACGTCCGTCAGTGCAGCAGTCTACAGACTGCTGTGCTGTCGCAACGGCCGCTGGCGCGTACATAGGCCACGCGCACAGAACAGATGTTGAAGGGCTGAGTGAGATATATTTGCATTTAGTGGGTTGACATGGGGTTGACAGATCGGCAAGTCTGGGGGGGAACACAGGGGGGGCAACAGTCAGGTTTGAGTATGACAGTAGCTAAGATACTAACCGATAAACAGATGGCTCTGGTGGATACGCTCGTAGCTGATGGGTGTAGCATCAAGGAAGCGGCTGGCAAAGCCGGATACGCAGAGGGCGAAGCCGGGAGAGTGAGTGCCAGTAAGGCTTTGCGACAGCCGCATGTGCAGCAGTACATGATGACAAGAGTCGGTGAGAGTCTTGGACTACATGCTACGACGGCTGCTGCAAAGCTGCTTAACTTAGCGCGAGGCGCTAAGTCCGAGTATGTCCAGCTAGAAGCTAGCAAGGACATACTCGATCGTGCTGGCTTCAAGCCAGCCGATAAGCAGATGCACTTGCATGCTGGGGAAATTAAGGTGAGCATAGACCTGACATAGTGGGGGTGCCCCAAAAAGTGTGGCTATGCCAGTGTGACGTGGTACCACACAGACATTAGAGGCGAAAAAAGCATGTGTACAGGCGGAGACCCCGGCGGGGGAACATCAGAAAATTTAAACCCACCGAGGGTCCGCAAGGGTGCTGCTAGGGATTTTACTGGCTCTGCGTCTGCTAAGCAGCGTGAGGTTGGCGTAAGTTACAAACCTGCTAGCGGTCTTAGCCCTGCTGCTGCTCGTGCGATTACTGGCAGTGACACTGCGGCAGCTAATCTTGCTGGTCGTTCTGACATTACCAAGGAGCAGCTTGGTGATTTACAGACTAGGGCTACTGTAGGCACTAGAGGTTTGGGCAAGGCTGGCACTGTTGGCGGTATATTGAATACGATTGGCACTGCTGCTGCGTCTCGTTTGATGGACAAGTTGAAGAGTGACACACCGACTATTGATAAGTTGGGCGATAAGCCTAGCTACAGTGTGAAGCCTGTGACGACCAAGACTGGTTCTATTGTTGGCGTTACCGAGCCGGGGCCTTTTGGTGGCCGGGTTTACTCTGGGCGTCCTGACATGAATCCTTTTGCTCCTAAAGAGGAAAGAGATGATACGCCTCCTCCTGCTCCCAAGCCCAAGCCCAAGGTTGAGGAGCCTGTTGTAGAAGTTGCTCAGATGGGTGGCGGTACTTTGACGACGAATCGTCGGCGTGGTGGCGGACGCAGGACTGCTTTTGGCACTCGTCAGAGTCTTGTGAATCTTAGGAACGTTTGATGGCAAAGACACCGGCATGGCAACGCAAGGAAGGACAGAACCCTCAAGGTGGCCTCAACGCTGCCGGACGCGCATCATACAATCGGGAAACCGGCGGCAGACTCAAGGCACCAGTCAAGGCCAAGGCGGATACACCGCAGAAGAAGCGGCGCAAGGGCAGCTTCTTGGTAAGGATGGGCAGCGCCAAGGGGCCGCTGTACAGGGATGGGAAGAAGACCAGATTGAAGCTCTCACTAGAGGCATGGGGGCATCGTGGTGACAAGGCCAGTGCTGTACGCAGGGGTCGTTCTTTGTTAGCCTCTTACCAGCGTTCCAAAGAGAAGGGGAAAGCCAATGCCTAACGTAATGGGAAAGAAATACGCCTACACTGCTGCGGGAAAGAAGAAAGCCAAGAAGGCTGCTCGTTCTTTGCTAACTTCTGCACAGAAGAAGCTGCCGCAGGATCTGCAAGATAAAATTGTTAAGGCCAAGATGCGCAGTGCCTAAGTATCAGTTTAGAGACGGCACTGCGTATGATGGGCCGTATTTTATTATGCCGGACGGCAGGGTTTTGTCTGGTGCTACTTATACTCGTGACTCTCAGCGTCTAGTGGAGATAGAAGATGGCAGTAAACGAAGCGGGGAACTACACGAAGCCAGCGTTGAGGAGGCGTCTGTTCAACCGCGTAAAACGCGAGGGAAAGGGCGGAAGGCCGGGTCAGTGGTCAGCAAGAAAAGCGCAAAGGCTAGCCCTGCTGTATAAAAAGGCTGGCGGTGGGTACACGAACTAATATTCGTATATTCCAACTCTAAGCACAGGAATAATGGAATAATGGCACTAGCGGCTTCACAGAAATCCTTGAGAGCATGGACACGCCAGAAATGGCGCACCAAGTCAGGGAAGCCTAGCACTCAGGGCAGCAAGGCTACTGGTGAGCGGTATCTCCCTGCTGCCGCCATCTCTGCCCTGAGTGACGAGGAGTATCAGCGCACTAGCCGGAAGAAACGTGCTGCCCTACGTCGAGGCAAGCAGTTCTCAAAGCAACCGAAGAGCATTGCTAAAAAGACTGCGAGTTACAGATGAGTTTTCTACACACGCTCAAACCAGAAGAGCGAGAGATCCTGCGCAGGGTGGTGAAAAAAGTACACCTTGTTCACCATCCAGAAGAGTTTTGTACTGATCGTGAAGCCGACAAGGTAATCTCTGTGATTGGCCCAGAGGTGGTTGAGCGGATGATTAAGTTTGGCAAGGATCAGAAGGTTGACCAACTTTAGCTATAAGCCTGACGGCAAAGTCCTCAAAGCATTTATGAAAGACGATATGTTCTTTCGTGGCATTAGGGGGCCGGTAGGTTCTGGAAAATCGGTTGCTTGCTGTGTTGAAGTTTTTCGCCGTGCATTACAACAGAAGCCAAACAAGGATGGTA